AGTTAGCCTTTACAATTTTTGGTTATTTACCCGACAGATGGGATTCTATGTCGGGGGGTTATTTTGGCAAAGACTGGTCTTCCGCAAATTTCTTTCTAGATCTTTTTAATGTAGAAGACAAAAGATTAGTAGTACTATTCGTTTCAAAGATGGAAGGCTACTATACCAAAAAAGTCAATCAAAAAGTAGAGAACAAACGAAAAGCTGATGAGAGAAAAGCTACAGCGGGCGGAAAACAATACGTCCATAATGTGAAGGGATAATGGCTGATAAACAAGTAAAAGTCTCCGTAATCGTTAGTGACGATGGCACTATGCGATTGACTGAAAAGTCTGCTAAACAGTTGGGAAGAGGCCTGGAAAAAGCAGGTAACTCAGCAAAAAACACTGAAAGGCAGATGAAGGGTGTCGGACAGACTAGTCTATCTACAGGTAAAGGCTTCTCTAAAATGGCTCAGGGCATCACAGGGGGTCTTGTACCTGCCTACGCAACTCTAGCAGCCAACATATTTGCCGTTACCGCCTTATTCGGTTTCTTAAAAGACGCAGGAGACTTGAGAGTTCTTCAAGAAGGTCAAGTAGCCTACGCATCTGTAACTGGTGTGGCACTTGGAGTCTTAACCTCAGATATTAGAAAAGCAGCCGGTGGACTACTAGAGTTCAAGGATGCTGCCCAGGCTGCCGCTATTGGTGTCGCTTCTGGACTATCTGGTATGCAGCTTGAAACCCTTGCTAAAGGCGCAAAAAACGTCTCTCAAATTCTGGGTAGAGATGTGACTGATTCCTTTAATCGATTAGTTAGGGGTGTTACAAAAGCAGAACCCGAACTTCTAGATGAATTAGGTATTACACTTCGCTTAACTGAAGCAAAAGAAAAATTCGCAATATCTTTAGGTAAGGTAGGAGATGCCCTCACTTTAGCAGAACAAAAACAAGCCGTATTTGTAGAAGTTAGTTCACAGTTAGAGGACAAGTTTTCTAGAATTAACGATATTATGTCTCCTGAGAACAACTCCTTTACTGAATTAGCTGTTTCGTTTGATGATGCCCTAAAAGTTATAAAAAGTTTTGTAGAAGTAATCGCCTCTCCAGTAGCCAAATTCTTTACTAACAATGTAGAGGCTTTGATAGCCGTTATGTTTCTTTTCGCAGTACCTATTATTAAATCAATTATACCTAGCTTAGAAAACTGGAGAGCGGTTACTTCAGAAGCTACCGCAGCCGTAGTTGCAGATATGACGGAAGCTCAACAAAAGATCGATAAGCTGACTGCAAAGAAAGCTTCAATTCAGCCTGGAAGCCCTGAGGGTAACGCACAAGGAATAGCATCCAAACTCGAGAAAGGCCGGGCAAGGACTAGCCTTAAAGCGCTACAAGATGGTGAAAAGCTAAACCAAAGACAAATTAAAAGCATTATAACTTCCTTGGAGAAGAAAACAAAAACCTTCGAGAAATTGACTAAACAAGAAAGAGTTATATTAAAAACAAATCTTAAAATGATGCTGACTAATGCCCAAACTACTGCTCAGTCTATAACTGTATCCTTAGTTCAAAGTGCACGATCTATCGGGCTTTCCTTTCAAATAATGTCACAAAAAGCTATTTCAGGGCTTCTAGCTATAAAAGTTGCGGCTATAGAAGTAGCAGGCTTTTTCGCAAAGTGGGCGGGTAGACTACTATCTATAGTGTCAGGAATTGGATTGGTAGCAATAGCAGCTGAACTTTTGCTGATTCCTTTTAAGGCTCTTTTCGGAAAAGAAGCTACAAAAGAAATAACAGATCAAGTAGAGGCGTTTGATGAAATGGCTAAGCGTCAAGGTAAGCTGGTCACAGAGTATAGTAAATTAGTAGAGGTTCAAAAAGTACTTATTGAAAAATCTGGTGTCGGGGCAGACACATTCAAAACCGTCGGCGTATTAATCAGTTCTGTAACTCAAAACGTGAGTGCACTCAGCAAGTCTATGGAAGAAGCTACTAAGACGTCTGAGGCTTATCAGAACTCATTTGATGGTAAGGGTGGTTATTTTTCGATCATGTTACCTTTGCTTGATAGTATACTTGATTTTACAGGTAAGGCAGGTACAACCGCAAAGGCGATTGAAGCAGCAGAGACGGCGCTGCTAGACTTAGCCCGTAGCGGTAAACTTCTAACTAGTGCGCTAAAAGAGCTTGGACTCGATCAGACAAAGGATGCCCAGGCGTTCATAGAATTAAACAACATACTAGCACTCGGTACGAAACTGAATGATAAACAACTAGAGAAATACAATGAATTAGCTATAGCAATGGCGGAGCAATCAACTATCCTCGGGGGCCTAACTCAAGCTAGAATAGACGATAATAGAGCTTATGACAAGGCTATACTAAGTATACTGCAATACGATACTAAAAGTAGACAGCTTGAAGAGACTCTCCGCAAAAGATTAGTTATAGAGAAAGAGTTGAAAGCCGTACTTAATTCTTCAAATCTAGACCAAACGAAAGTAGACAGACAAATAGATGCCCTAAATGCTCAGATTGCTCTAATATCACGCTTGAGATCTTTAGAAGTTACAGCGGCAAAACAAAAAGGTATAGCGGAAAAGAACTATCAGAAAGGCCTTAGAGGTGCTTCTAATTATGAAAAAGCAAGACTTAAACGAACAAAGGATATAACTAATCTTACCATTAAGATGGTGGATATAGAGACCCAATTACAGGTAGCAAAATCGTCCGGCATTAAAGTAGATGCGGATAAGCAAGCAATACTTGAAAATCAGCTACTTACTTTAAAGGCACAAAGAGATGTTCTATCGGATCAAGAGAGTTTAATTAAACAGCTCGACCTAGCTATAAAGAATAGCTTAGAAAGTTCTTTAACTACTAATATAGCTGATCTCTTAAAAGGCGATGAGTCTAGTTTAAAAGATGCTGTAGCTAAAATTGCTAAGTCGGTTTTTGAAAGTATAGCGGATACCTTAGCAAAAAGTATGTCAGAAAAACTCTTAGGAGCTATAGGCTTATTCCAAGATCCTGCGACAAAGTTATTTAGAGCACACGAAGCCGGCGCTGAAGTAGTTAGTATGAAGATTAGGAAAGCATTCGAAGATGTTTGTATACCTCAACCAACAACCGCAGCTCAAGCTAAAGTCGCTGCGCCCGTAGTTCCACCAGTTACTCCACCAGTTACTCCACCGGCTAGTACTGGAGGCATTATTGATTTTCCTAATGGTCCTCCTGTTTTTACTGATACATCAGTTCCTGTAACCCCGACGAGAGGTACTCTAGCCGATATGATAGATTCTGATGGTGGAACTGTACGAACTCCCTTAATGAGAGGGAATGAAGTATTTGGGCCATCAGCGGGAGGCAGTACTCCCTTAATGAAAGGGGATGAAGTATTTGGCCCCTTGGTTAATGACTTTCCTCCTTTGGCTACAGCAGCTATTACTGAAATAGAAACTGCTACCTTGTCTTGTCTTAAAGCAGTGGAAGAACAAAAAGACGGCCCATTGAGCCAAGGAGCTACCCCTAAGTCTCTAGGTCTTCCAGGGGCAGAAAATATAGGCACTACTATCCTTCCTCCAGACGCTGCTGGTCCTACTAAAGGAATATTTGGTACCTTTGTTAGCGACTTTGGCGCAATATTTGATAAAAATGCTGAAGGCGGGTTCTTAGGAAAAATGGGTAATCTTTTCGGAAATCTTACTTCTGGTTTAGGAGGTCTTTTCAAAGGTCTGCCCGATCTTCTAGGGGGTTTATTTGGCGGTGGCGGCGGTGGTATGGCAAGTCTTTTTGGAGGAATATTTGGTTTTGCTTCTGGAGGTATTATGTCTGGAGGTATGAAAGCCTACGCAAATGGTGGTATTATTAACAAGCCAACAGTAGGCTTAATAGGAGAAGGCAGAATGAACGAAGCAGTAGTTCCACTACCAGATGGGAAATCAATTCCTGTCGTTGGAGCAGGGTCACAACAAACTAGTAATGTTTCTGTAAATGTAAATATGTCCTCAGACGGACAATCAAAGGACAGTGTAGTGTCAAACGATCAACAGGGCGGAAATCTCGGAAGAGCTATTTCCTCCGCAGTACAAGCAGAACTACAAAGACAAAAAAGGCCGGGTGGAATACTTAGCCCCTATGGTGCAGCGTAATGACTATTGGATTTATAGATAGTAATGGGAATCAAAGAACTCCTGATAATGGAGTAACAAAAACAGTAAAGCCTATTACTAAAGGGACCACTTTTGCAGATGGTTACGAGCAACGATTTGCTTTCGGATTAAATAATCTAGAGGAGCGGTATTCTGTAGCTTTTACTAATAGATCTGCGGAAGAAATTCAAGCAATTATTAACTTTTTAGACCAAAAGAAGAGAGTCGAGGCCTTTACTTTTACTCTTCCTAACGACAATGAAGTAGGCGGAGAACTAGATATTTTAGTAGTTGCTGAGCCTTACTCAGTACAATACTTTAACGAAGAAATTTATAGTTTAACTTGTGAGTTTCTACGAGTTTACGAACAACAAAATTTAGAATATTTATTTACAGATGGCTTTGGGTCTGAAGTACAACAGATAGAAATCTTCGAAGGAGACAGTCTTACTCTACCAGTTTCTACTAAAAATGTTCCCGACGGAACAAATTTATTTTTTGTGCTAAATAATCCCCAACCGAGTCAGGGTCTTAGAATAGGAGTAACTACAGCTTCTAATACTGTTTCTTCTGGAGTCACAACTGGATCGATCACCGCTGGAGTGGGAGCAGAAGAAGCCCTCTACTACCAACTTCAGCTTCGTACGGGTTCTAGCAACGGGCCTGTTGTAAAAGAATTAGAGATAAAATGGAAAGGAACTTTTACTGGTTCTTTAGTCCAATTTACTAACTCTTCCTTTAGCCCCGTCACTTCAATAGTTATGAACGAAGGATCTATAGCGACCGTATATGTTGAAGGCACTAATACTCCTCCAGCCACGTATTATTGGGAATTAGCGTCAGCAAGTACAGCTGATTTTTTATCTGTTTCTGGTACTGTTGCTACTTCTGGAACCTCTACATTAAATTCTGGCTTATTTAGTATAGCAACATTAAACGACCTAACTCTTGAAGGAACGGAAAACTTTACACTAAGACTGAGAAGCGGTTCTGTTGGTGGGCCTATACTAGACACTTTAAATGTTCAGGTAAATGATACTTCTACGCCCCCAGCGTCGATAGACATTGCCCAAGAGTCAGTAACTCTTGTAACTAATCAGAGCAGCTCGTTAACTGTAGACTCTACAAATGTGGTTAGCTCTAATGCTTATTGGAGAATCAATTCAGGTTTCGGAAAGTTCTCGGCTGATCAAGGTACTGTACCCTTAACTCCTGAAGCAGGATCTCCTGCTAGAAAAACAGGAAGTTTTAGTGTACTGTCAATAGACGATAATACTTCTACAACGTATACTTTAGATATTAGTGAGAATGCATCAATAAGCCCTGTAAGGGACACAGTCACTATTAATACAGGCTCGGGCAGATTTACAGATGGGGCAGGAAACGATATTTCTGCTGTAGTATTTGGAACCGAAAATAGTACCGCCGTAGTTAATGTAGAAGCTGCAGGAATAGACCCTTCATCTGTAGATCTTTATTGGAGTTTAGAGCCAGGGAACGCAATATATTACAGTAGAGCCAGCAACCCCGACACAGTTGATTTCGATCTAGAAACTCTTTCAGGAACGACTTGGAGTGCCGAATATCCTGGGAGTCAGTTGGGCGATACGTACTATTTCTATGGAGCATTTAATCAATCGAATCAGAAGTATGAAATATATTGTATAGATCATACTCCTGCTCCAGAGGCTTCACCTACTCTTGTAGGAACCGTATTTAGCGAGTCGCCCGCGTCTGAATCTTCGCCGTTTCCTAGCGCAGGACAGGGTATTCAAAGTATTCAATTTTCAGGAAATACTCTTCTAGTAACTATAGGAATAGTTTCCAAACTCTGGAAAATTACTACTGCTAATGGCTTGTGGACAGACGCAGTGACTGTATCATATTCACTACCAGATAAGCCTGAACGCGTATACTGGGAGGGCGATAGGTACGCTATTATACCTCTTTTAGATAGAACTTGCAAGCTTTGGGATACCCAAACAAATGCAATAGTAGATACTGTAGCAGATACGGATGTTGTCGATTTCACTCAGATAGGAAGATCCAACGTTACAGACACAGTATTTGGGCATCGAGTAAGTATTAGTGGAGATTACGCCGCTATAGGTACACGATTTGAGCCAGATACTAGCAGTCTTTATCAGGATGTATGTATATTTAATATTTCTTCTGGAAGCTTCGACTATATAAGCACTTTAGACGGTATTAATTTATACGGGCCAGGATCTCAGGGGAGTCCCGTAGCTCCGTCTAGTTCCAGTAATAGAGACGATTTTGGGCTTTACTTTCTACTGGACGGCGACTATATTTATGTCACGGCAAGCGCTGAACAGGATGCTGCTTCACCTGGTTTATATAGAACTCCTTTAATTCATTGTATTCGAACCCAAAATAATTGGGGGACTAGTTATAGGTTATGGAGCAGAGGTCCTCAAGGTATAACAGCCTCAAATAAAGTTTTTTATCCTAGCTACTTCCAAGGCCTATCGGGAGACACCGGCAGCACCTATTATCCGCTACTTCAAGTTTCTGGAGGTATCTTATGGGTGACTGTTAAAACAGATGTTGGTGGTACGGCATATCCTTTTGATGCTTTTAGCGGGTATCTACTCTCAGATACGTCTGACGGTAGCATTGATATCGCCAATGCCTCGGGTCAGGGCGCAGGGGTACTAGCTGTTTCTGGTAACAAGGTTCTTACTTCTAGTAACGCGAACTTGAAAGATACAACTATATCTGCACCTATCATATCTTTGCTCACTCCCACCTTATCCAATTTCTCAACTTTAACAGGAAATGTAACTCTATCAGGAACAACAACAGCTTCTAGCGGGACTTTTACTGTGACTAGTCTTCCTGATGGAATTACCGAAACCGCTTTTCCAGGACAGAGCCTATTCTATAACTTATATCTTCGTACAGGAAGCGTTACAGGAAGCATAATAGATGTTATAACTTTAGAGATTCCGGACGACTCTATTGGACCTGAAGACGCTCTTTTTGTCTCCACAAATAATAGTACTAGACAAGTATACGATTCTATTACTATACCTGAGGGAGATTCTTTTAATTTTTATATAGAAAAAAGAAATATAGCTACGGGAAATATAACTTGGTTTATATCTCCACAAAATGCTTCTTTGTTTGTAGATGACGAAGCAACTGTATCATACGCTGGCAGCGATCCCTCTAATAGATTTCCGGTCTATAATACTGCTCAACAAACTATAACGGCAAACTCTGGATTAATATTTCAGGATACTTCATTTAGAATAAGAGCCACACAGGATCTTGTAGGCGACATTTCGAATTTGATTTCGGCTATCGACTTAACCGTAGTAATTCCTACAGCAGAATTACTAGACTCTGAAGATACTCCTATTCTTGAAACATTTATGACTGAAGGAAGTACGGAAACAATAAAGGTAAAAACTCAGTATAGAACAGACACTACTTTATATTGGACTTTAGAGTCAGCTACTACTGCCGATTTTCTGGCGGTTGTTGGCAATTTCCCTGTCACTATAGTCGATGGCATAGGCACAGGGACTTTTGATATCCAAACTTTAGCTGATTCTACTACTGAGAGTCAGGAAAGCTATACCCTTAATTTAAGAGAAACTAGTACGTCTGGTACGATTATCGATACTATTACTCTTTATGTAGACGATACCTCTCAAGGATTGGTAAAGTATCAATTTACAGATGTTACAGTATCCCCTAACATTGGATTAACAACTTTAAATATTGATGAAAGTAATTCTTCTTATTTAATTGGTATACAAACAGAACAAGTAGCAGCAGGTACAACATTATACTGGACAATAGAAGATTCTTCAACTCTAGAGTTTAATTCTATTAGCGGTTCGGTAGTAACTGTTGGTACATTAACAGAAGCTTTAGCAACTTTCTCAATTACTACGAAAGCCGATCTTCTTACAGAAGGAACACAAACTAAAAGATTATATATAAGACTAGGAAGCGAGACGGGTACTCCGCTAAATGTATTATTTTTAAATATTAGCGATACTTCTACAAGTGCTGCAGTTCCTCCTGGCCAATACCACACTATTTCTTCTACAGACTATGTGAATATTGATACTCCTTTTGGTACTTCCTCCGCAAGTTTTGGAAAGGGCATAGATTTTAAATCCGGTAGATTAGCTATAAGCGCCCCTGGAGCAACTCTGAGTCCTCCAGGGGCGTTTGGAGCGGTATCATTATATACTTACTATAACACAGTATCACCTTTAGTGGCATCTTCTCCAGATAAAATATACACTGATGTTACTCTCAAAAACCCTACAGGACTTTCTGCTGATATTTTTGGTAACACCCTACATTTTTCTAGAAAGGCAAATAAGTTAGCTGTAACAGCTCCCGGAAAGTCTTCCAATGTAGGGGCTCTGTATATTTATGATTTACAGTCTAGCCCTATAACTTTCTACACTTTCGCACCAGAATCTTCCGCCTACAACTTTGGAACCGCTTCAGCTTACTCTGATTATAGCGAAAGACTTGTTGTTACTTTTGAAACAGGATCAACTGTTGCTGGTAAGGCGTACATTTACTCTCTCCCAGATGATACAGCTCCTTCTGAGATTTCTTCTATTACTGGACCTTCTCAGAATGACGGATTTGGCTCCTCAGTAGCAATATATAATACTACTATAGCTATCGGAGCCCCGAATGCAACCGTTTCAGCTCAAACAAACCAAGGTAAGGTATATGTATATAGTATATCAGGAGACTTGTTACATACTATAGATGGTCCTGTAGTTCAGCCCGCTAATTTTGGGGAGTCCGTCGCACTATATTTGAATAAGCTAGCTGTTTTTGCAAAAACTGATGGGGCTGTAGCAGATGTAGGAAGTGTTTATATTTATGACATTACCGCCTCTCCGGTAACTTTAATAGATACCATTACTATTCCAGCAGGATTTTCTCCAAACACTAATAGATTTTTCGGACAAACTCTGGAACTTAATGGAAATAAATTATTTATTTCGTTTTATAATGGATACGAAGGAGCTTGCGTAGAGTATGATTTAGCCGCTTCTCAGTTTGTTAATCTTTTTGAAAATAAACTACCCGTACCTACTTCATCCGACCAATTTTATCAAACTTTAGCATATCGACCGCCTTTCTTATTCGCAGGGCATCCCGGAGCAGACTCTACTTTTTCTTCTCCGGCTATTACTGTTACAGATGTTGGTGCGGTTCAAGCATATAAAACAACTGACGAGGAGGTTGATTTTACTTCGACTTCTCAGTACTACTTAACAATTCCAGGCTCTCCTGGACAAAGTGTTACTAACACCTCATTTGGTAGTCAAGCAATAGCAAACGATAACTGGTATGTAACTAGATCAAATCAGTTAAATACTGCAATCTATTTAGTATATGATACTAGCACAAGCCCCTTTTCTTTTGTAGGATCTTTTCAAGGAAGCGGCCAAACTACTCAATGGATGGATATTAAAGGAGATTTATTCGCTGTTGTAGAGTGTAATTTTATACCTACCGCGAGTACTGTAAGAAGATTAGATATTTATAATTTAGCTACTTTAACCAATATCTATCAAATAGATGATAATCAAGCAGGAACTTCTCCAATTAATGATGGAATCTCTCAATTTTCTGGTGGAGTAGCTTTAGGCAATAACAGATTTTGGCATTTAAGCGAAAAATTAGCTACCCCAAAAAGAATATTCGAGAGAGACTATAATGGTGTTTTAATTTCTACTATAGACTGGGACTTAAATACAGCTTCTTTTGGTAATAGCTTTATTTATTCTATAACTGCTAACGATAGATATCTTTTTGCTTTCAGAGGAGAGCAAGGAGAGCAGCTAACTATATGGAGAATAGGAGAGTATGACTCTCCTTGGGCTGATTATACAAACTTAGATAATTTAGGTAATTCTTCTAAAATACAAGTATATAAAAATTATTTGATATTTAATCCTGAAGGCCTAAATCTTGGGGACGATAAGGGTATAGTATGGACATCTGACTCAGGAACTTGGAGGGACTTACGACCTTATGTAGAGAGTCGAAACATACAAAGTGTGAATCAGGCCGCCAATGACCATCGACCAGAGAATGATCCACCTCTTCTTGGAAGATATTTCCCCACTAAACAGTCTGCATCATTTGGCGGTGATGCAAATGCAAGACTTTATGACGTATTTACAAATAAAATAGTTGGAAGCTATTCAGATACTGCTCAAAGCACAACTAATGGACTTTTTTCTGCTATAAACTCTACTCACGTAATATGGGCGTATCCCTCATATGACTATACAGCAGCCTTTCCAAATACAACAGGAGCTGTCTCAGTACATAGAATAAATCCACCAGAAGAAGCTTTAGTACTTAGAGTTAATACTTTTATTTCTGATCAAACTGGAGAGGGGTCGTGGAGATTTTACGTTAGTGGCAGTAACGGCGGAGACCCTATAAATGTAGATTGGGGTGACGGAACAAGCAGTACCCCTTCTAGCAGTTCATACGCGACACATATTTATTCTATTCCTGGAGTATACACAGTAAAAATCACTGGTACTGGAGCCATTCGAGCAAACCAAAGCATTTTGCAAGATGGAGACGACAAAGTCATTTCTGTAGAGAATTGGGGGTCGGCATATACTCCTGAAAGTTCCTATTCCATGTTTAAAGGGTATACTCGACTGGAGTATGTGAATTCTTACGGTAATGTAGATTGGTCAGGAGCCAGTCAGATGCCGGATATGTTTAAGGGGTGCAGCTCTCTTAGATATGTAAACAATAAATGGAACTTAAATGGGGTTACTCAAACTTTTAGTATGTTTGAGGGCTGTAGTTCTTTTACAGGCATAGGAATAGAAGAATGGGACATGTCTACAGTAGTAAGTATTACTAATATGTTTAAAGATTGTACTTCTTTCTCAGCAGATCTTTCTAGTTGGAACACTTCGAGCGCATCACAGTTTTTAAGTCTATTTGAAAATTGTTCTATGAACTTCAGTGTTGCGACTTGGACTAACAATATCCAGTCTGCAAATAGCCTAACTTCTATGTTTAAAAACGCTAAGAACTTTAACTCGGCATTATTTACTACTTTGCCTGCAGCAGAAACTAGTTTACAAAGCTTTTTAGAAGGTGCCTCCTCGTTTAATGATCCTAGTATTAGTAGCCTGTCTACTGCAAATATTAGTGATTATAGCTCTATGTTTAAAGGGGCGTATTCATTCAATCAAGCGTTATCTACTTGGAACACGGCTGCAGCCACAAACATGGTTAGTATGTTTCAAGATGCTATCGTTTTTGATCAAAACATTACCGGATGGAATGTAGAAAACATTCCATCCGAACCATTAGATTTTTCTACGGGAGCCCCTCTACAAAATGTAAATAAACCAAACTGGGGAGTATCTCCTTTTGTAGGACTAGGTATAACCGTTGATACTACTGTTGCAGGTACTAGTGGCGCAAGCAATTTCCGTGTACAAGTAAGTTCCGCTGATCCTACACTTAGTGATCCGATCACTATAGACTGGGGCGATGGAAATTCAGATACTCCTACAGGCGATATCACTCACACTTATTCTGTATCAGGTACTTATAACATAGATATTACAGGCGCTGGAGCTGTACTCTTTTCAGACGATAGAGAGAAAATTACTACGGTAGGTTTTGCTACTGACTTTAAGCCTACTACTCTTCTTAACTTTATGAACACGAATTTTGGTGGTGACTCTACTTTTTCTACTGTGAGCGGTACTATTAATCTATCACAGTGGGGTGTAGGCGAAACCAACTCGGCAGGAAGCTTAGTAAGCGCGTTTGATGGGCAGAGTTCTTTGGTCTCTTTTGAGAATGCTTGGAGCGCTCCTACGAATACTTCTGGAGCTGATAATATGTTCAGGAGCAACACTCTTCTCACAAACCCCAAACTAACTATAGACACTAGTACTCAAACTGGTAGTGGGTTCTCCTGTACTCAGATGTTCCAAAATTGTAGTAACATGAACTATGATATTAGCGGTTGGGATATGACTAATGTTACTGGGCTTAATTCCATGTTCTCGGGTAATTCCCTATTCAATAACGGAAATCAACCCTTGAGCTGGACTTTTACAGGTAACAAAGTCTCGAATATGCAAAATATGTTTAGCAACTGTAGTATTTTTACAGGGTCCGGCCTATCCAGCTGGGCCTTTAGTAATAATAGCGGTGGTATCAACATGTCAAATATGTTCGCGAATACTAATTTAACTGAAGACATTAGTTCTTGGGGAACTACTCCAGGGCAGGGCATCTACGAAGCAGTCTCATTTGCAGGATATGCTAACATGTTCCAAAACTGCTCAAATTTAAACTTTTCTATTAATGGGTGGGATATGGCCACTATTGGTGAAACTAGCTTTACCGGTATGTTTTCCGGGTGCTCCTCCTGGAATAATGGGTCATCCGCTGGTGTAAATAATAACTGTGATATGACTGCTAGTATTTCGACATTCGGAGCCCTTGGCTTGTTTACAGACTGCGCGGCCATGAACTGTAACTTTACAGGAACATGGATTACTACTAATATGGCCAGAACGCCGAATGTATTCAAAGGATGCACAACTTTCAATGGAACCATTCCAACAGGTTGGGATATGGGCGCAGTTACAGAAGCTTATAATATGTTTGAAGGTGCTTCGGCCTTTAACCAAGATATTAGTGGTTGGGACATGTCATCCTGTAGCCGTCTTGAGAGAATGTTTGAAGAAGCAGATGCATTTAATCAAAATATTAGTGGTTGGAATGTTGACCTAGTAGTTAGTGCTGGCAATGCTGCGAATTTCTCTCTAAATGCAGACCAAAAAACAAATCTTAATTGGACTAGTGGAGAGCACCCTAGCAATGTAACATTAGGCAACTTCTCAACAGTATAAGGAATAATTATGGCTTTAGGGTTTAATGACGGAGTAACCAACAGGGTACCAGACAGACTTTTCTCTACCAAAGTTGATACGGATAAAATTGACTATAAAGTTAATAACTTTTCTCAGAGAGGAACTCAGGGAGATATTAACCATGAAAAAGAGACCTGGAATATAGCTTTTACAAACAGAGCAAAGGCTGATATAGACGATATTATTTCTTTTCTATCCTCTAAGAAAGGGCATATATCTTTCCCTTTAGTGATTCCGAATGGGTCAATAAGCCCTCCGGAAGAAACAGTAAACGTTGTTTGTGAAAGCTTTATACAATCATACGTAGATTTCGATATTTATTCCTGCTCAGCAACATTTAAAAGGGTTTACCCATGACTGATATTATAAAAACAACACAACTACAAGAGCCGGGATTTGGGCTAATATATCTTTATGATCTAGAGTACTCTCCTGGATCTTATGCCTATTTCTATGCAGGCGTAGGGGGTGATTTAGCAGAAGTGACTTTTCCAGACGAAGGAAGTGTTCTTAGAACTTATGTCGCTTTACCCTTAACGGCTACAGGATTCGATATTAGTAGTGATGGAGTATATTCAAGACCCGAATTAATAGTTGCAAATATTGAAAGTGTTTTTTCAGAACAGCTAGGTGGATTGACTTTCGAAGATCTAATAGGAAGAAGAATAACTAGAAGAACTACCTTAGAAAAATATTTAGACTCTGTTACTTATACCAACCCAGTAGAGTTTCCAAAAACTACTTTTATCATTGATACTATTAAAGAGAAGAATCCTGTAACAGTAACTTTTGAACTCAGCGCACCTTTTGACTTAGCGGGTGTGAAGCTACCTTCTAGATCAATTATTGGAGGGGCGTGTAGCTGGAAATATAAAGGAGCTGCTAAAGAAGTTCTCATTCAAAACAGAGTAGGAGGGTGCCCTTATAGCGTACAAGAAAGTGCGAAGGGAGGTGGGACAGACCTATTTAATCTAAGTCTTGGTGGTGGAGTATACGTAAATAAGGATGACGAGTACCTAGTGCCTCTCGATGAAGACGACTTTATTTTGTACGTGGCAGGAAGCTATAGTAAATTTGATAGAGTATATATCGATTCTACTACTACTCGAAAAAACGAAGATGGGACTCTTAGTCCTGCGGCAGTAAAAGACTTTTTTTGTTGTGTAAAGGCTACTTCTGATTCTCCTACTTCGGGGTCCACCTCTTGGGAACACGTTAGGCTAGTAAATACACAAGCAGTAATAACTGCTGTTACTCTAGATGGGTACGTAGATAAGAGGTATAACGACTATTTTAGCGACACAGGTGTTATAGATGTGCCATATCAAGTAAAAAATCTAAGTTTTGATAGTCAAAATATAGTTGCAGGAACCATCCAACTAGGGGACCCAACTTTTATGGAGAATGCTGATATTTGTGGAAAGAGTCTTAATTCCTGCAAGAAAAGGTTTCAAATGTCAAATAAGGGTCGCCCGCTTCCCTTCGGAGGATACCCCGGTGTACAGCAACGAAGATAATAACATATTAAAACATTTTGTAGAAGAATATCCAAGAGAAGGTTGCGGCCTTCTTGTAAATAAAAAGGGTAAAATACATTGGAAACCTTGTGAAAATATTTCTGATAGTCCCGAGGATTCTTTTGTAATCCCTGCAGAAGAAATAATAAAAGCAAACTTATCTGGAGATATCTACGCTATTGTACATAGTCATCCTGATCAAAGTAGTGATCCTAGTGAAAAAGACAAGAAAACTAGTAATTTTTTAGGGATACCCTATTTAATATTCTCTATACCAGAAGGAACAAAAACTTTTTATACTCCAGAACATGTATCTAAACCTTTGCTAGGAAGAGACTATGTTTTTGGTGAGAGTGATTGTTACTCTCTAGTTAGGGATTACTACAGACAAGAATTTGATTTAATGCTTCCAACAATACTATTTGAGGATAACTGGTGGGAAAAAGGCTTAAATTATTTTGATGATTTATTTACAGATTTTGGGTTCGTAGAGGTTAGTTCCCCTAGGAAGGGGGATGGGATTATTTTTAGTATATACTCAGAAGTTCCAAATCATTGCGGGGTGTATTTAGAGGAAGGTGTATTTTTACATCATGCAGTCAACAGGCTCTCTTGCAGAGATTCTGTTTACGACTGGAAAAAGTTTATAAGGAGGTATGTTAGATGCAAACAGTTTATTTAGTCGGGGGCATAGAAAGATTTGGCAACAAGTGGAGTACTAAGTGTAATAATATAAGAGATATTTTTAAATTGATAGAGTGCCAAAGGCAAGGATTTAGACAATACCTAATAGATGCTGCCGAAGCAGATGTAGGCTTTGAGATAAGAAGAGGGGAGGAGTTTTTAGAGTCTCCCGAAGAGTTACTTTTAAATGGCCTAGGTAAAGAAGATATTATAATAACAGAAGTTCCTTCCGGAAGCAAGGGAGGAGTTAAAAAAATACTTACCGCTATCGCAATAATAGCGGTAGTAGGATTGACTGGTGGATTTGGAGCAGCCGGATGGGCAACCGCTGCCGGTGGTGGTTTAAGCTTTGCGGGTAGTGCTGTACTTGGGTTAGCCACTAATTTAGCCTTAGCAGGTATCTCAGAATTATTAGCTCCTGGGCCCGAGACAGATCCAGGCCAAAATGAGGGATACTTATTTAATGGTCCTGTAAACACTACACAGCAAGGACTACCTGTTCCTGTTTGTTACGGCGAATTGTTGATAGGAGGAAAGCCTATTTCAGTTCACTATCAAGGTACACCTTTTCAGACAACAGGTTTCATTAATTATTCAACGGGTAACGAAGGAGTAGCCAGAAATGGCGCTTCAATTACAGAAAATCTTTTCACTGAGAATAGCTCTTATAACTATAAGTACTAAGGATATATACAATGACGGTTGTTAAAACAGAAAAACAATATGGCGTAGTAACAGACCTACTTTCCGCTGGAGAAATAGAGGGGATTGTTGATGGTCTAGCGGGGGTATATTTAAATAATACTGCTCTATTAGACTCTTCTACATATAACAATAACTCTTATAAAGTTGGGACTGCTAAAGTTACGGGAAACTTAATAACTGATGCTGGAAATTTGTTTGCAGATTTAGACTTAAGTTCGGGTGATTATTATATTCAAATATATGGAGCACAGCTAGCTGGAACTATTACTTCAGTAGCACCTTTAGCGGTAGACGGAGTAGGGCAAACTATTAATTCCTTTACTTCCTCATATCGTTCTAATGTATTAAACGGTAGACCAACTCAACTTGATGACCCTTTAAAAAACTTAGTAAGAGTTATAGGAGGGGACGAAAGTGGGACAGACTGGTCGGGGGTTCTTTTAGATCAACTCTATCCGCCCCCGCCGAATAGTCTAACAGGAAAAAGTGTTGTTGTAGACTTTATCGGCAAGGTATCATCAAAAGTATCGGACTCTTCTGTAGTATTAGATGCCTCTGTTAATGTCGGCCAACCAACCAATGTTTACGTAAAACTGTCTCAGCCTATTTCCGTCCTAAAGTCTACCGATCTTAATGAGGATTTGGCATATGACAATACTTTTGCTGTTTTTAGGTCGGGGAAAGTCGATCAGCCCCCTATAACAGAAGTTGTAGGTGTGCCTTCTGCTTCTTATCTAATTGCTCCTAATTTTGAATTAAAGTGGCACGATTCTTGTTCAGGTGTTGACCAGAAAGATATTGCAACTGCAGGAACCCAAGCCACAAAATATATTACCGCAGGAGAGTTTAACTTTGGGCAAAATGCCGCAAAAGAAATAGATAAGATAAAGATAAATGTAGAGTTTCCTGCAGGGTTACGGCATAATGGTAGAGAGGGAGAAGAGAGGGACACTTATGCAGAATTTCAGATTACTTTTGACCCAGGAATTACACCCACTCAAGAATACTTAGTAACAGGTAGAAATTATGGCGGAGCAGACTTCACTTCCTCAATCCCTTCCTGGGATGCGGGAAATATAAATACTGCCAAGAATTTTTATAAATATCCTGATGGTACAAGATATAACAGAGGAGTGGTACATAGAAAAGGGAATGCTACAAAGTTTACTGCAGAGTTTGAAATTAATATCGCCTCTCTAAATATAGCTGAATTAGGTAGTAACTGGAGAGTTGGTATAAAAAGATTATCTCCAGAAACTTTAACTAAGTACGCAATAGATGATAATAATTTTCAAGGACTTTGCGTAATAAGAACAGTAGAGGCGATCTTTTTAGATAAATTAACTTATCCGAACTCTGCTTATGTTGTCACAGGATTTTCGGCCGAAGATTTCCCTACTCCCCCGAATAGAAGTTATCTTGTTAGGGGGAGAAAGGTAAAAGTACCCACAAACTACTTTACTAGAGAAGAAACAGGATCGAACTCAGCATTATACACTAGAAATATTACTACGGGTTTCGACATAGGGTCTTACCAAGATTGGGACGGAACTTTTAGAGGAGATAAGAGTCTAGGGGGGAGCAACCCTAATTTTTATAAAGTTTATACTAATAATCCTGCGTGGATTTTTTATGACCTGCTTGTTGATAAGGAGATAGGACTCGGAGAATACATAAACGAAGAGGACGTTGATGTGTACGCCCTCTATCAAATAGCCAGATATTGTGACGAATTAGTTGCTGACGGTGAAGGAGGAACAGAGCCTAGATTCACTTGTAATGTGTATTTACAAGGTCAGCAAGAAGCTTATAAAGTATTAAAAGATTTCGCTTCTGTTTTTAGAGGAATGATGTATTGGATTGATGGGAAAATTACAGCAGTACAAGACAGACCCAAAGAACCTGTATACACTTTTAATAAAGCAAATGTATCAGAAGGATCTTTCAGCTATATTTATACTGGTCAAAAGGCAAGAGTTAACCAAGTAAATGTTACCTGGAATAATCCGGAAGAGCTCTATAAACAAACCATTCTCACTTTAGACGATGTTCCTAATATAGCAAAACAAGGTAGAATAATAAAGAAAGATCTTGTTGCTTTTGCGTGTACTTCAGAATCTCAGGCAAGACGTTTGGGTAAGTGGTCCCTATCTACCGATATTAATGAAACAGAGCTAGTTTCTTTTTCAACCTCTATCAATGCCGGATTTTTACGTCCAGGAGACTTGATAAATGTAGCGGACTCAGACGAACTAAATACTATTTTTAGTGGTAGAACCGTTGTCGGATCAACACAGAATTTAATACAAATAGATAGAACTATTGATCTATTATCTTCAGAAGAGTATTTCTTATACTTAATATTTCCGGAGCCAGGCATATACTTAGCTCAAACTTCTGCAAATATTAATGGCGTAGATTATTTTAGGGGTGCTCTTTTAACTGAAGACAACTTGGGAAATCCTATTAGTTCGCAAACAGATGCGGCAAACTTAACAGATGCCTCTGGTAATAATGTAGCAACACAATTCTCTAAAAATACTAGAATCGAGACTCAGCAAATTTCTACGGGAGCAACTTCTGGGACAGAAATAGCAGTAGTAGCGAACTATTCTTCGTCTGCAGAAAAAGATGTTATATGGGCTATAAAATCTTCCTCTTCTACCTATGCAGATTTAAAACCCTATAGAATTTTAGCAATAGAGGAAACAGAAGAAGTATATAATATAACAGCTGCTGCTTATTATTCTCTAAAGTTTGATGAAATAGATATAGAAAAAAGAGCCCCTCAAGTCTCCTATATTAGTGTTTCCGGAAGAAGAGATAAGGTGCCTGGCCCTGGTAATGTAGCTGTAGAGCTCGTTCCTTCTGGAGCTAATTCAGGTACTGGAGGAACTAACTCTTTTGATGGAGTTATTTCTTGGGAAAGCCCTACAGAAACGTTTAGAGATACAAACGGAACGGACATTACTGTTCCTTATAGATATTTATCTGCGTTTGAATTGCAACATAGTTTTTCTACTCCTAATAGTAATACAGGTTTTACTACTGTAAACGTTCCTGCGAACGCTACAAGCTTTACAGTTCCCAACGCATCTGGAGGAAATAATACTATTCGAGTTAGAACTATAAATGATTTAGGAATTAAGTCCTCCTGGTCATATGTGTCAAAGAATCTCTTTTCCGCTGCGGGGTCAGTAGGAGGAATATTAGGTGGACTAGCAAAGGGAGGAGTGCTAACTACCTCTCAAACTTTTTCTACTTTGACGGGAAAAGTGTTTTTAAATGAAGAAAACTATTTATTTACCCCTCCTTCTAAGGAAGACTATTCAGTACTAAATTCAACAACAAATCAGTCAGAGCAGTCCTTAGCTATTCCTGAGTTTGTACCAACTCTTGTAACTAACTCAACCGGTACAACCCAAGTTACTTTAGACAAACTATGGCCAGCAGGCGTTTCAGAAAGCTACTACTGCTTAAAAGGAAAAGTATTTAGTAATAGTGACAACAGCGAAGTTTTAGACTTAACCTCTTTAACGGATGTTAGCAATCCGCTACTAGCTGAAGCTGCAAACGGTCTTTTCGGTATTGTAAGAGATAGTATTGCTGTAGCTTTGGATACAGCCAATATGGCTATAAAAACCTATGATATAGTATCAGGGAGCCTTCTTGATACCTACATCGCTACTACTAATAGTGTTGCTTGGAATATGACAAGCGAGTCTTTCTGCAAAGACGGCTACGCAGTTATAAATTTTAGAGAGTGGCAAAGAGATAGCCCCTATAACCCTTTTGGTGTTTTGGTGCCTGCCAATGTGGGTACTGGAACTGTTGGCAGTGGGTACACCACCGCTAGTTTTGTATTTTCTATTAATACCGGCTTAGCAGCAACAGCAACGATCCAAAGTGGCGAAGTTATTGGAGGTACTGTTACTCAATACGGTAATCCATTGCCTGGTGGAGGTCTTCCACTCGTTGCTGTTACCGGTGATGGAGTAGGCGCGACCGCCAGCGCGCAGCTTTCGGACAATACAAAGGGGTCTGTTTTTGTTTTTGAAATTGCCGAAAACGGTGATATAACAGTACACTCTCAATACTCAAACCTACAAGCTCCAGGATTTAATTCAAATACACTCGACTCACACGCGATTTATGCAGCAAGTCGAAATATACAGAAAGGAGTTGCTCTAGACACTATTAATAGTAAGATTCATATTGCTTATAGTCCGGGGTACCCAGAGGTTAATTGGGCGGAACCCTTAGCCTCCTTGTCGGGCGGCCACTTAGTGTCTTCTTGGAATTTTACTGCAGGATTTCATGGATGGCAAGCAGGTAATGAGAACGAGCATACTACTGGTAACTATACTCTTTTCGGAACTACTTCTTATATTCCTAAATCAGCAACCGTCTTAGCATACGAGGCTTCTACACCTGGGGGCAATATTAGAATTAAATCTATTGACGCTGATGAAGGAATACTCGGGATATGTTGGGGAAACACAGTTACTCCGGACTCCTATATATACGAGTTTTATGAAGGTGCCAACTATGGAGTAGCTACTGATAATGCCAGCTCTACTAAAAGTGTTTCTAGCTCTGGTGGTTTAGCTAGTTTAGCTATAAACTCACAAGCTAGAGTAGCTGCTTTATATAATACTGAAGTAGACACTATAAGCTTTATAGACTTTGATTCAGGAAACACGGAGTATACGAACATCGTTTCTGGTGGGCCAACAGGTTATTCATCTGCTGTATATTGGTCGGATAATGGCGAAAAACTTATCCAAACAACTAATCAAGATGGGGGTGGTGTAGATGGTAGAGCGCATGTCTACTCTTTTGAAACTATTAGTGGAAACGAAATTTATTGGTTATACGATAAAAGTACTAGAGATTCGGATCCTTGGAAAGCTGTGTATCTTAGAGTAGACACAAATGTTAAAGATTTATCTGGAGATCCTATCTCATTTTCTTACTGGACTGAAGCCCAGACAGATAGATTATTAGATATTACGGGGACCGTATCGACTACTCAAGGAAGTGCAACAGTTACTGGCTTAGGAACTACCTTCACAGCTGATTTTGTAGAAGGAAGCTTTATACGCGTAAGCTCTACTACTGGAGCTATAGAACCCGTAGATTCAGAGTATCGATTTGTTTCTCAAGTATTAAGCGATACTTCTTTATCTGTTAATACTCCTTTTTTAAGAACTCGATCGGGACAGAACGCTCAAAAGCCGTCTTTTTTAGTAGATGTTGCTGGAGACGCTCTTCTTGCGAAAGTATCTAAAGACATTAATGGGGCTTATGTTTACGATCCTTTTATAGTAACTAAAGAATCTTCGGCAAAAGCTATAGGATATGATGCTACAGATTTTAGCATAGAATATGACTCTAGTTCAAGTAATCCACAGTTTAACGGAGCAGATACAGTGAGCCCAGCAGGAGCAGCTACAGATATTAGATTATTTGCAAATTCTTCTGGTTTCGTTTCTGCTGAGTATGAATTTTCTATAGGTGGAATAGTAGTTCAAGCTTTTAGCTCTGCTGATTTTTACGATTATACGGTACCTACTACCAAAGCCCTTAATAGTATAAAAGTAGATATTACAGGAAGAGAGGCTTCCCTACCAGAAGCTACTGCCTCCAACTCTTTTAATATTTCAAACTCTATCACGGGAGCGGAAGGAGTCACCGCAACTATTTCAGCAACAGATACAAGTATTGATTATGACGCTTCTAATCAAAACCCTACTTTTACTGGAGCAGATACAGAGAGCCCAGCAGGGCTAGCTACAGACATACGCCTGTCCGCCTCTATTATTTCTGGAACGGTAACTTCTCCGGAGTACCAATTCTATATTGATGGATCTATAGTTCAAGCTTTTAGCTCTGCTGATTTTTACGATTATACGGTACCTACTACTAAATCGATAAGCGGAATCACTGGTTTTGTAGAAATAAGGCCTTCAGGATCTACTAATGTTTCTGCTTCTTCGACTGTTCAAATTACATTTTTAACTGCAGGGGCTACCCAATACACTGACGCGGATGTAGATACTCACTTAAACACTGGTACTGCTGGAACAAATGAAGTTCTAAGCTGGACGGGTGCTGATTATGATTGGGTAGCTCCGGCTACTGGTGGTGCGCCGACAATAAATACCACAACAAATACTGCGGTAAACCCTGTATCTACTCTAGACGTTGTAGGCACTACATACTCTTCTATGGGAGATTCACATACTTGGACTTCTTCAGGAGGGACTACAATGATAATTGTAGACCAGAGTTATTCTATTGATAGCGGGGGCCAAAGTACTAGTACGGGCAGGTGGAGAATACAAGATACCACCGGTACACCTGTTACTATTTTTGATCCCTTTGATGGAGTTGCTATTTCAGGAACCAATGCAGAATTCCCAAATGGTTGGTTTGGTACTGAATGCCATACTTTTTTATACACTCCTGCTTCTGGATCAAGAACAATTGAACTGCAGTGGAATACTAATGACGGTCAAGCGACACTAAGACGGTTAGAATGGACGACTATCGAATATTAAGAACATTATATGAAAAATATAACCTTGCAAAAAATAATTCTTGACTTTCTTCTATTCTGTTGATATAATTTTCATATTCTTATAGTTTCGTATCTAGAGACAAGTATTTTCCGGAAATCAATTGCTATGTCGTATCAGGCCAGAGACCTATCACCCCTTGTAAGAGGGGATGATTGGACCATAAAACTTACTTTAAGCGATTCAGGGTCAGCTCTAAATATTACAGGGTTTACATACTGGTTTACTTTAAAAGATAATATAGATGATGCTGATCCAGGGGCATTACAAGTTTCTATTACCCCTGATATATCTACTAGTCCTACAGAAGCTTCGCAAGGCATAGTTTATATCACAGCTAGTAAAACCGCAACTGAGTTAGTAACTCCAGGCACTTTCAACTACGATGTTCAACAAGTTGATGGGTCTGGGAAAGTTCAGACTCTTTTAATTGGGAAGGTAAAAGTAGTGAAAGATGTTACTCGTAGTATAGCATAATGACAGGCATTGTTTTTTATTATGAAGATTCGGATACGGACGTTTGGTCCGGCAAGAAGAACGATGCCTGGAACTACTCTCTAGTAGCTTCCAGCGGCTTCACGGATGTTATAATTATTAATTTATCTGAGTCTACCCCTGAAGGTATTAATAGAGCTTTTTCCAGCACTGTAGTAACGAGCCTTACGGCAGCTACGGACTTGATGACTGGCTCAATTGCTCAAATTGTATGTCCTTGGGATTACCCTGACGACTCTAAAACAAGTGTTTGGGATTATAACCATACCGCGGACTGGTACATCTTTGGTCCTGCTGGTGGGTGGCATACTACACAAATTTCCGGCTCTACTAAAGTTTACATTCCGCAAGAGGGTCTCGGAGCTTTACATTCTATTCATGCAGCGACTACGATACTTGCACACAGGTATAAAATACTACAGGGGTTATAAATGGCTATTACACTTGTAGGCAGAGTAGTTACAAATGCGGATGTTGAAAACGACTTCAGTGGTGTAAATGGTGGATCAAACATCAGTACTGATGATGATTTTGTGCAGGGTACTGGTGCTATAGGCGACAAAATGTCTAATACCACTGAAATTTTAGCTTCTGATAATTTAACTGGAGGAGCTGTAGACTTTTCTGTTGGGGGGACGGAGGAAGGTTATCATGTGATTGGGTGGGTAAACACTAGAACTCCTGTTGATGCTACTACGGGGATACAAGTTTACATAGCCCAAACAAATAGTTTTGTAGTTTATAATGCGATTCCTGCTAGTTTCTATAAAGGCGGTTTCGTTACTCGATGTATGAATCCCGCTAGAACTGCTGATGCGGCCTCTGGTTTTACTACTACGGGTAACCCTGCTCAGTTATCAGCTGTAAATACGATAGGATTTCAGTTTACTACTATTACTTCTATCATGGGTAACTTTAACAACTGCCAGGTAGACCAAATAACTGTCGGATTAGGTGTTAGAGCTGACGGAGGCTCTACCGGAACCCCAAATACTTGGGAAACAATAAGAGCCGCAGACGAAGATACTAATTTCTGGGGTTGGTGGAGTTCTAGTAACGGTGCTTTCGTAGGAAAAGGAAAAGCTTTCATTGGCCCCGCTACTGGTACAGCTACTTCTGTTTTTGTTGATTCGGCTTTTGCAGTCAACTTCGCAGATGAAAAAGTCGCTACTGGTCATTACGAAATAGCGGTGAGAGGAGCAAATACGGATTGTCAGTTCTCCCTAGCCAATATTCAGGCTGCTAATACTACTACGGGAAGATGGTCTTTAACGATAGATTCCGCCACTGGAAACTTTGATGATACTAGTGGTACTTATGTGGGTTCCGATATTATTACCTTAAATACAAACAGCACAATGACCGGAACCACGTTTATTAATGGGAATTCTTTACTACAGAATACCTCTACTCTATCTGATATCTCAGTAGTTTCTCCTAACACAACTTCTGGAGTAGCTTACGTTACCTCTAATAACCCAGGTAACATATCTAATAGCACGTTCAATAACACAGGAGGAGTGGGCCACGCGATAGAGATTACTGCTGCAGGAACTTATAGTTTTGTAGGAAATGTTTTTACAGGATATGGGGCCGATGCTAGCAATGATGCCTCTATCTATAATAATTCAGGAGGAGCCGTAACGCTAAATGTTAGCGGAATTAGCTCTGGAATAACAGTACGAAATGGTGCTGGAGCAAGTACTACCATTGTGCAAACAGTAGAATTTACAGTTTCCAATATCATTCCTAGTACAGAAATAAGATTTATTGATGCCGCTGTTAGTCCCCCAGTTTCTTTGGGCGGTATAGAAGATGTACTAGCAGCATCAGAACCAGCTCCTGATTCAACCACGGGGTACACAGTATCCGCTTCTCAAGCAGACGCTAACAACCCCGGCAATAGAACCGTGAAGTTAAGCTATAGTTATTCTGTAGATAAACCTATCTTTGTAGTTTGCCATAATCTCGAATACGAGTTTTTTAGGCAAAATGTAACCCTAGGCTCAACGAATAACACTTTTCAGATCGCACAAACTTTTGATAGGCAATATGACTTTGGCTCTCAATAAACTAGCCCTTTTGGGCAAGGCTTATTAAAGGAAATTAATAATGGCCACAAACTATACAGAAAATCCCATTGTCGACCCCGACAAAATGTCGTATATAAAAAGTACGGATATTGCAGCTACATGGGCCGGTGTTCCCACAGAAGAAATCGTAATTGACTATGTAAATAAACTTATTGGTCTTTACGTTGGGTCATCCGCCTCTCCTAGTAACTTAACTAATGATGGAGCAACAATTAAAGCAGTATACTCTAAATTAAAAGATATTTGGAAAGACGATGTAGACTTAATTAAATTCCCTTTCCCTATGGGTCCAATTACAGACGAACAGTTTGAAATGATTAATGGTTGGAACTGGGATAGAGGCCAAGCTGTTTCTCCCACAAGAACGTCTGGAACAGATGGTATTGAGGCAGACACTATAGAACTTCTACGTACAGGTGGGTGGCAGGTTGTTAATGTGGGGGGTACTACTACTGAAGAATGGGCAGGTGTTATCTCTCTTGGATCTTTGGCGGCTACTGACCAAGTTTATTACCAGCAAGCAGATGACGAAACCACTGATAATACTACTAACTTTATTCTTAAAGGAAAGGTTAACCAGGCGGTTCAAATTTTCGATGTCGCTCCTTCTCCAGACTTATCTCTGAAAACTTACTTCAAGATGTTTGTACGAGAGTGGAAGAAAACTTATGGAGTTGCAGCTTTTACCGATATTGGTGTTACTGTCGCTACTTTCCAAGCATATCGATTCCCGCTTACTAATGCAGCCGATTTGAATGTAACTCACGCAGAAGAAGTGATTAACAATACTGCTGCCTTTATTACAGCCATCACTGGTACGGGTACGGTTCAGACTTATACTACTGGTACTACAGTCCACGGGTTAGTCACAGATGATGTTGTGACAATTACTGGCTCAACTACTGCGGGGTATAATGGAGCTTCCTTAGTAGTAACAGGTGCTCCTACTACGACTTCGTTTACTGTAGCAGGTTCTGAATCAGGTGCTACCAGTACCGCTGCTGTACAATTAGACCTTTACGGTGCTATGAATATCACTTATTCTAGAGACAGCGGAGATGCTCGTGTTACTTTATCAGATATTAAAGGAGTGTGGGGTACAGGAACTGCTTACATTATCGGCGACGTTGTACAAGACACTAATACTCCGGCTCGATGGTTTATTGTTACTGCAGCAGGAACTTCTACAGGAGATGCTACAGACTTAGCGGGTGGTTCTGATGGTAACGTAAGTTATTCTTCGTACACTTTTGAAAGAGAGATTAATACAGATAACTGGTATGCTTTCAACGTAGCTATTGATGCTGATACAGGCACTGCAAATGCTAATGATGGTGACGCCAGTACTTTCTATACTTACGAATTTGTACAGGCACAGCTAAGAAAAGCAACAGATATTGACACAGCGGCTCCAGGAGTTGTAATCGGTAAGACTGCTGATAAGCTTTTAACTTTCGTTGGTCCTACTCTGTTAACCTCAACAGGCGTATACATTGATTCTTTCGCTAGTGGTGATACCAACTCGATTCAGTTTACTGACTATTCTGGGACGGTACGAGAGTTTAACTTCGTTGCATTGTTTACAATTAACTTTGGGGATAACTTGAAGCAAGATCCTTACTCTAAGTACTATGTGTTCTTTACTACCTCTGGTGGTGCTAATGAAAATTATGGAGAAATCAACGCAGTTCTAGTAGATCACGTTGACCCTAGCCCAGGAGATATGACCGGACTTGTTAATCCGACCAATACCCCGAATGAAAGAAACTTTGTCGCACACCAGTTCGATTATGATACTAACGTTCAACGTGGCGGCGGTACTGGTGGTACTGATGCTCCTGTAACGGTTATTGGTATCGGTCTAGAAAAGAGTCAGTGGGTACGAGCTACTGGAACTATTAAGAGGGACAAGACCTCATCAGTAACACTAACGTCTGCACTTGAAAGAAACTATAGTCAAGGCACAACTTTCCCATAAACCTTAAATAACCAGGCGGGGGCAACCCCGCCCATAAGGATAACATGTTTAGTAGATCAAAGATAAGATACGCTTGCTACAGAAAACAAAATAGTACCCACACAGAAGAACATCAGGTTCTTCTAGACGATGTTGAAAAAGCTCTACTTCCCACGGATACGTGGGAAGGTTTTTCCGATGTTTGGGATATATTTGTAGGGCGTGATAAAATTACCAGAATAATTCCTGAAGTGGACTTTGATTTCATACATACTACTTGTACTGAAATTAAGGTTAAAACTAATATGGGTATTTCTGATGAAGATATATACAAAGAATTAAGTGATCGACAGAAAAATATTTATAATATAGTTCTGTTGAATTCAATAGAGCCTGATTTCTCTAAGTATGGAGAGACTTGGAAAGTAATAGTCGACCAAGGTTCGAAAAGAATAGAAGTTAGAAGTTCAAAGACTAAAAAGAATCAAGTAAATTTTCCACAGCCGCCTAAAGTTGTTCCTTTAAGAACCGCTGTGCACAACGAAACGATAGACCTGAGCAAGGGCGAAGATATATCCGAGGATTCCGAACTGATAAGGAAACTCAAAGACCTACTAAGTAAGGAAGGAATTAAATTATGAGCGGAGAAAAGAGATATACTAGAATACCACCGGAGAGTACTGGCGACCGTATATACATGATACATGCTGCCGAGATTGCGTTTTCTAATGGTGGTGAAGATGCAGGGTCACTCTATGGTCCTCATACTTGGGAAATTGGAGAGAGGTATACAGTTGCAGGTTTTGGTCTAGTACACATTCATGGTGTGTATGATAGAAAAAATGGAACAGGTATTCTGTCAGTTCACTACAGCAAAGCTAATAAATTTGAAAATATTGAACCTACTGCCGATTCTCTTATTTCGCTAGACGGTATTACTGTGGGCCAAGTCGTTTCGGCAAATGACGTGTACATTCCTACTCAAAACATTATGGGTTACGATAACCCAGAACATGGTCTTGATATTGACGTTCTCGGATCTGCTAATGTACGATTTGCTGAAGGGCAACCACAGTTAGACGCATGGGGTAAGTTGCGAACATCTGGCGCAACTCTTTTAGGTGACTATGTATTTTCTGCTAAGGAAGTTCTTGATAATAATTTTTCTACAGTAGCGGCTCAAGCGGGTGCTAGTGCGATTTACGGAAGTGAGACCTCCTACGTGACCTTTAATGAAACTGGGCGTTATGTAGATGTTGCAGTTAAAAACCCCTCGGATATCGCTACGGCAACAGCAAAAACATATCACTCATACGTGGCAGGATCTTCTCATCTATTCATGGGTACTTGTTTGTTTAGTGATGCTGGAACAGTTAATGCTCCTACTAATAATGGAGCGAGTAGACGATTCGGTGTTTTTGATTCGAAGAACGGATTTATGTTTCATGTTGGTCCTGATGGAGTACTTTACCTAGAACGAAGAAATTCTAACTCTGGAGCAAAAGTAGATACGTTCCTCGCATGTTCTGATGCTACGACTGCAACTGTTCTGGGTATTGAAACCTTCAACAAAGATTTAGTTAATGGTGCTAAGGGCGGATTAAATCCAAGTGGCATGTTATTAGATCTTGCAAAGAACAATCAATATTGGATTGATCATCAATGGCATGGTGCGGGAAGAGTTCGTTTTGGAACTTTCCATAATGGTGAACGTGTAGTTATCCACGAATACTATCACGACAATCGTAATGTTCTTCCTATGAACCAGACGATATCCCTACCCTGTTGTAGCGCAGTTTACGGATATCAACAATCCGAATTGGATGCAAACCCAGTATGGAGTGCATTGACACCTACACCAACAGCAATTAGTAATAATGACGTGTATATTCGTGAGTTCAGTCAAGCAGTTTGGACAGAAACGGATATTGACATAAAACAATTAGGATCGCAAAAGAGTTACTCAACAGGTCACCAAGCAGTAGATGGAGCTGATTTCCAATACTTGTTCTCTATGGGCATTCAACCTCTTGCAGATAACGGAGTAGATACCAACCACTCTATTGTTATTCCTACAAAGATTACGAACATCTCTTATGATGCTAACGTTAGTAATCCTGTAACCCAGGCGGGTTTAAACAGAGAAGCAATCGTTCATTGGAGAGCATCTCTTAATACGGTTCATCATAATCATACTTGGACAGATATTCCAGGCACCACTTTGCGTGCCTCGACTTCAGGGTTTAACTACGAAGCAGCAGTCGGTTCTGATGCAACACGACTTTTTGAAGATATGTCTATTGGTAGAAGTGAGAAATCACTTTCGGATACTTTTATCGGATTGCAGAATGGTGCGTGGAAACAAGCGTCAGACGATGGTGGAACTTGTGCAGACCCGATAACAACTGTTGTACCATCGACTGTGGCAAACACAACTGCCTTAGCAGACGCAGGTAATAGTCTGACAGTTAAAGTGACTGCTACCGCTGGGTTTCTAATAGGTGGTTCTATTACGGGCACAAACATTCCTGCGGGAAGTCATGTTCATGCAATTACAGATGGAACTACAGTAGAAATCAGACCTTTTGTTACCACCGGAAGTTTTGCTGGTGGTGAGGCAATCGCTGTGACGAATCCTGTAGGGATTACTTTGACGGCTGATCGACACACATTGCCAGAAAAATATATAAAAACTTTTGGTGCAAACCCGGCGGGTGGTCAATACAAAGTAAGAAACAATGACGGCACTACTAAGTCTGATGGTTTTGAAGGTATGACGCTTTCTACATCTGACGTTTACTTGTTCATTACAGGTAGAAATACTGGTGTGTTGTATGCAGATGCTTCTTGGACTACTCCTGTAACGAGTACAGGTAGTTACACAGGCACTGATGCAGAAATCTATGGATATATTGGACCTGATTATATCGTAAGTTTCTACGCACACGAACAGATACCTGCGTATCAAGATCCTGTAACGATGTTTGTTGTCGAGTGGAAAGAG